TCATAAGATTATCGATGTTTGGTCTTTGTTGACTTCAAAATTACATTCACCTATCTGATATATTTTTATCACGACATAATTGCTGGCGTTTATTGTTGCTTTTGCTCCGTGCATGAGTATGACTTTATGAAGACTGGTAGGGTCATCAAAACTCAGTTCTCCGGTAGTGTCACCTGCCAGGACTATGTTATTATCATTACTGCGCGAAATAAACCCACAATCGACGAAATAACCGTATTTTTCGATTATATCCTTATGTTGTTGCAGTATATCCAAAGCCGGGAATTGATGTATCGTGCAAAATTCCAAACCTTGCGGAGCAAAGATATACTTTGACAATTCTTCTAAGTCTCTGATGCCGTCTATCAGTCTGCAGGCGCCGAGATTGCGAGCCATGTCGCACACCTCATTTTTTATTTCATTGTCTGTCATAGATTGCGTGTGTTTTGTTCGATTTTGCCTAAACGTTCATTCATTTCGTACAACTCGTGAGTGTTTCGCGATATGGTCTCGAGATAATCGAGAGAGGAAAGTGCTATGTTTTTTATTTCATCAGTATGTTCTTTTACTGCGACCAAGCCATTGATTAAATGTTGTGTGTTTACATGTATTGAATCGCACAGTGATTTGATGTTGCTCGTATCTATCTGCATGGCTGTGAATCTGCCGTTGAGTTCGTCTGCTGAGTCTTGGGACATTGCCTGAAAACCTTTCTTAGTGCTGTCCTGTGATGCATTATCTGCAAATAGGTTATCAGCCCATCCATACTTAGCGTCGATTTCATTAGCTAAATCCTCCGCCATCCCTTCAATAATGGCCTGTTCAAATGCAGATATGACACCGTCATTAAGGAGAAATTCTTCCAACTTGAGCCTTATTTGTTCCAGCGCTCCAGATGAAGCGATGAATGCCTTGATGCTTTCGCTGATCATCTGTTTCATCATTTTTTTGACAACGTCCTTGGCTTTTTGTGCCGAACTGCCAGATGTAGCCCATGCTTCTGTAATCGCACTCTCGAAGTTTTCAATGGCGCTTTGGATGTCTTCTCCGAAGATTGCGTCAACGGCGGCATTACCCAAATCGTCAACTTCACCTTCAAGGCCTGTTATCTGATTTTCCCATTCTTGTATCTTGCCATCATCAGGGTTTTTCTTCTGCTGTTCTTGTGCGATGGCTGTCTTGAGCAATTCTATCTGTAGTTGCTTCAATGCCATCTGTTGTTCTATTGCGGCTTTTTTGCTAGAACCGAAAGAATCTTCTGCGATTTTGCCGTAATTGTCAACGCTGCTGTTCAGATCTTCATACTTGTCGATTGTCTCATCAATTTCAGCCTGTTTTTTCTTGTCATGCAATTTTGCTATCGAAGTGGCCAATGATGATACAAGACCGATAGCACCTCCGATAGCAGCTCCGACTGGACCGAACATTGCACCCGCTTGCATGCCCTGCATTGTTGAACCTGCGACATCCATGGCGGTACTGATGCCTTCTCCGATACCTTTTAATGTGTCGTTGCCAAAGGCGTCTCCTAACGATGTGAATGTGTCGGAAAGGAATGAACCCACCTGCATTACGTCATTGAGACCGCTTTCTATTTCCGCAAGGGCCTTCTTTGTCTTGCCGACATCATTTCCGGCATTAAAAATCTGCTTAAGTCCGTTTGCCATTTTCTTGAAACCGACTTCGGAATGATCGGCTTCCCTACGGATGTCGTTAATGCCCTTTCTTATCTTCTCAAGTTCTTCCGGAGATTTGCTTAGAATGTCGAAAGTCTCCTGAGTAATGCCAAATTCCAAACCCTGAGCTGAATCCCATTCTCCGGAAATGAGAAATGCAAGTGCACGTTCCGCTTCGTCCGCTATGGCTCTCATGTCAGCCACTGTTTTATTAGACATGTCGCCAAATAATCTGCTTATTGAAGCTGTGGTTTTGTTGGCTTCAATATCGAGCTCCGATAACTCTTCTGTCATCTGTGCGGTTAGTGATTTTCTTTCACCCTCAGTGCCTGCATTATCAATCTTCTCCTTATAAAGAGCTATTATGGCTTCACGTTTCTCAAGGTAGTTGCCGTATTGTGCGAGATACTCGTTCATCGCCTTGCTTTCTTCCGCTTGGAGTTCGGATAATTCTTCATCCTGCATTTCTCTCAACTGCTCAAATAATTTGCTGTAAGAACTATTGATGTCGTCTATTTGCGTTGTGTCAATGTCAGCTTCTGAGAATGTCTTTTTTGTATAGTTCTTGTCATTGGCCGCCTTGTCATTCTCACGAGCGTTGAAAATGGCTTTCTGTCTGTCTATTTCCGCATCAATGGCCTGTTGTTTCTGTTGACCGAGATTATATAGCTCTTTCTCATGGTCGAGTTTCATTTGCTCTTCCTTACGTTTGCGCTCGTCTTTTTCAAGATTTATGCGGTTCTGTCGTTCCTGGAAATACAATTCCATCTCAAGAGCGGTGCGCTCTTTTGAAGCGTCTTTCAGTTCTTTATCAAGAGTGGATTCCGCTTTGGTTATGGCTGTGTCTTTTTTGCCAGACACATCACCGCCTAATCCGCTGTATGCCTTTCTTGCAGTTTCTTCTCTCTTCTTGGCATCCTCATATTGCTTGGTCGTGAAGTTGTCCTTGTCTTTTTCAATCTCCGCCAATTCTTTTTTGGCTGTTTCCCATTCTGACTTGGCTTTTTTGAAATCTTCGCCGTATGTAATCTCCTTTTGGGGATTTCTTTTGCTTATTTCACTATTGATGGCATTTATTATTGATTCCAGATTGTCACCAGTTATGTTTAATCTGTCTAATGTTGAGAGGTTTATTTGTTTACTATCCGTAACGTTAAGACCTTCCAACTGAAAATTGCCTTTTCCTTCAGAAGCCTTGAGAGCGATATCAAGTATTTTTTGGAGGTCATCGTTCGATTTTTCGTTGAGAATAGCGATAAATTCTGCGACAGAACCTTTAGTATAATCTTCTCTCATCAAATTTCTTGTCGCAATCTCTTCTTGAAGAACCTTTTCTAATGGTGTATTTGCTTTTGCGTTCCAGTGCATTGTCTGAGAAAATTCCGCATATTCTTTCTTTGCGGCTTCTCGTTTTCTCTTATACTCTTCTTCGTTTATTTTTTTCTTGATCTCAAGCAAATCTGCCAATTTTAACTTCTCAACATCATACTGATCGAAAATTTCTGGATATTCATCCTTAAGTGCCAATAAAGCAGTTTCCCTTTCTCCGATTGCTGTTGTTTCATCACGGACTTTATCGATTAAGTTTTGTATTGTATCTGCATGTTCCTTTTCTAATTGCAGTGCTTCTTCTTTTGCTTCATTATATTTCTTTTGTGCTTTTTCTGCAGCTGATAAACGGTCTTTTAACGTCCAAATAATAGCAGCCAATGATGCAACAGCAGTCGCTACAAGAACGTATGGATTCTTCAACATTGTAGCGTTCAGTAATTTCTGCGCTTTCTCAACAAGCAATAATGCTTTGTAATGTATAAGTTCAGAAGCAGTCCAACCTGCATTGATAGCTATATATGCCTTTTTGATTGCATTAAGGGTTATTAGGGCGACCTTGTAAGTGCCATAAACAGCTATCATTCCCGCTATTGCTCTTCCGACTTTTTCATAGTTTTGCACAAGGCTTGTGACATTCTGTATGCTGGTTGTTATGACACCTTGCGATTTCTCTCCCAATTCGTTGAACATGTCTTCTATCGCACCTTCAAGATTGGAAATAGAGCCTTTAATGCCTTGGCTTTGTGTTTCAAGCATACCGTGAAACTTGCCTCCCTCGGATGTGGCGTCCATGAAAGCCTTCGTAATCATATCAGCAGAGATTGAACCTGCCGCCATTTCTTCTTTTAAAGAACCTATAGATTTGCCTGTCTGTTCGCTGATAACGGATAATGGGTTGAAACCTGCGTTGATCATCTGTAATAAATCTTGTCCCATTAACTTACCCGTTGATTGCATTTGGGAGAAAGCTAATGTTAGAGAGTTGAATTTCTGAGCGTCGCCCATAGCGATATCACCTATGGCACGCATTATAGGCATCACATTCTCGGCGGCTACGTTGAATGACAATAATGTCTGTGCGCCTTTAGCAAGGTCACCCATAGCCATAGGAGTGGTTATGGCAAAGTCCTTGATGTCTGCAAAAAGTTTTTGTCCTTGTGTCTTGCCTGCAAGAATTTCAAAGGATTTCTCAAGGCTTTCAATCTCTCCACGGACTTCAACCATTTTTTTGACGAATTCCCCGGCTTTCTGCACGGTAAATGCAGCGGCTATAGAAGCTCCTATATTTCGTATCGCTCCGTCAATGCCTGTGCATTCTTTCTGCACATGACTGTTGAGGTCTGTGAATCCGTCTTGCGCCCTTCTCAGATCTCTTTCAAGACCTGTAAGGTCTATGCCTGAACTGAAACTTATTTTTCCGTCGTCTGTGTTCATCTTATGAATTCCTCCTCATCATAGTTATTGTTTTTGTTGAAGTTATCGGGGTTATTAGCGTCTATGGAATCGTCCCAATCGTCTTTTACGTCGTCATAGTGTGGTGTCGCCATGCTATACATCAGCAGGTTCTGGTATCCCATATCGTAGAGTATGTGTTCGGGCGTGGTATTCAGGTTTTTTGCCCATGAATATATCACTCCCCAGATGCTGTCTCCACTTCCTTTGTCCTTCTTAGCATGTTTGCCTCGGATAGGGAAGTGGTAAGCACGAAAAAATCGCTTATCTGCGAGTTGTTCAATCTGTCTGAGATTAGATTGTAAAGGTCTGCATTGCTGAGCTCATGCAGTATTTTGTCGGCCAGATAGTCTATTTCAAGTATTTTGGTGCTTGTAATAGTCTTATCGGTTACATGACGTAATTTTTTCCAAGACCAGCGTTTTGTTTCTTCAGTATTTGTAATGGTCTTGTAATTGCGTTCTTTGATACGTTTCGCCCCCAATACGAGTGTCGCAGCGATTTTTCCTATAATAGATAAATCCTTAGCTTCGCCAAGGACCTTGTAAACGATTTTTTCGGTATTGCCAGAATCTGCCAACGGCATCTGTGAAATAAATTCACTGACAAGGATCAATGTCGCTGGGGTAGGGGTTGGGATGATGTATTCTTCACCTGCTATGATGATTGTATCATTCGATATTTCCAGGATGCAATCAACCACTTTGCTTTCAAGATTTTTCATTGGATTATTTTTTTTTAGAATTGGCCGGCAACGGGAGTCGAACCCGTACCTTTTTCGTGGAATCACGAAAATGCTCTGCCGTTGAGCCATGCCGGAAGATTTTTAGGAAGCGGCTTTGGTAAATATGCTGTACCAATAATCGCCTGCGCCTTTGAGGATGTCGAAAGTGAGGTCTGCATAGTTACCTTCCTCTTCACTCCAGCCTGGAGTGTATGTAACGGAGCATTTAGGTGCTTTAATTCCTTTAGCGCCGACGTTCTTAGGAGTGAGTTTGACAGAGAAGTCACCTTCTACAACGTGTGTCTTGACGTTGAATTCACCGCTTGACACATCGCCAAGACCGAGTGTTGTCAACAACTCATCTGTAGGCTCTATTACTCGTGTCTTGAGCTGATAGCCGCCTTCAGACACTTCTTTGGCAACAAGTTCCCCACCAGTCGCCTTTGCTTCAAGAGCTTCCCCCTCTGACGCTTCAAGTGTGGAAGACTTGTCTTTTATAGTACCGATGCTGGTCAATTCGGTAGCCATAACGTCATTTTCACTGGTCTTGCCTATTTCTATCTGGCATTTGGACCATGCCATTGTCTTTTTAGCCATAGTGATAATCGTTTTTAAAATGTTTTACGTCTGTATTTTAATCGTAAATTGATGAAATGTTGCGTTATACCCTCTGCCGGAAAACTCTTAGGTGTACCGTCCTTTTCAAACAGATACTCGTTATCTTCCAACTCGGATATAATGTCGTTTAGCAACTGCTCCAGATTGTCAATGCGTGAGATGTCTTCGACCAATTCACCATCATTGGATGCTGGAATGTCTGAGACATAAATATGGATGAGGACAATGCCGGATTGCTCTTGGCCGTCAATCCCTGTCAAGAACTTAACAACTACGTCCTCTGTCATTGCGTTTTTTGGTCTCATACCTGCACGATAGAAACTGCCGCCGATGACATTCTTTAATTCGCTATCCTTAACAATGCGAAATACATCCTTTTCTATTTGCTTTTCGGTCTTTTCCATCACTTCACTTTAAATCCTATTTGTGTTAATATGCTTTTGATGAGCGGTCCAGCTTTTAGCTCGGCTGATGAAAGTACGTTGTAACCTTTGGCTTCCACATATTCGGCATAGTTCATGCCTGCGGTAACTATGAGAACAACACCTTTCTTCTGAGCTTTTTTAATGCGGTCGGATAGGAATTTCTCTCCTTTTGAAGTTCCTTCATCCCCATTTTTGACTTTGTCCGCACATTCTTTTTGGATGATTTTTCCGTTCCACAACACGGCGTAGCCTATGGAACTTCTAAGATTGCCTGTTTGGTCCGTGTAGTCGCCGTTGTCGCGCGCTTCCTTAATGCATTGTTCACCGACATAGCAAAAGGTGTTTACGATGACTTTCATTTTGGCTTCCGCACTCGCCTTTAAGTGGTCACCAATGACTTTGATAGGTGTAATCATCTTGCCGGGCATCACACTATGATTTTAACACGTCCCATTGTCGTTGGCGTTGGCAAACCTTGTACGGGATATTCGCCCAATGTGATTCCGTCACGTTCCAATTTTACTCGTCTGACATCAAGCGGAATTGTCTCGACAAGCACCTCGTATGATGCCTGGTTAAACTTTCCATCCTCATATCTTCCTTTTGAATTATTTGTGACAGTTTTAATTGAGCAAGGAATCTCTTCACTCCAAGAACCTGATGCGATAGGTTCCCCATCATCATTAAATACTGTTTCTGAAATGATTTGATACCTTAATATTCCGTTAGTTCTCATCTTACCACAAATTTGAGCCGTTATCAAAAACAACAATATCATCAACATATTCGGAAGCGTTAAGACCTGCCTTGTTACACCAAAACATGATACTTTTTTTAACATTATCTATATCTACAGATACTGATATGCCGCTTTCTGAGCGACTTGTTTCCACCCAACCTTTTACAATTAGGATTGCTGTACTGATGATGTCAGGATTGTTGGCAGTTGCTTCTGCAGTTGCGTCAATCCCTGCATTGAATAATGATAAAAGAGCCACATCGTTATCAACGTAACATGTGTTGCAAATAAGTTTGCATTGTGCCTTTAACGCTTCCAGATTAGTCATTGCCATTAAGTGTTAGTTTTGAGAGTGTAGATGTTTTCAATTTCAGTGATAACTGGCAATGCGAGGACTTCTGCTTTTGTGAACTCGCCTTGGTTAGCGCCTTTGGTCTCTCCGACGTGCCATTGAGATACACGGATACGGCCATAGTTGCTATAAGCTACATCACTTTCAGGTTTCAACTCGTTGTTAGCATAAGCGTTCTTTACAACTCCCAATTGGCCTGCTGGTACGAAGACGATATTCTTCTCATTCCAAGGGTTGTAAGGTGTAAGGATTTGACCTTTTTGAATCTTGCATTGACGCTTGATTTTTTCAAATGTTGGATAGCCATTGCTTTCCATGTAATCGTTGATGTCTTTCAACTGAACGATTTTAGATGATTTATCTGTTCCCCAAATCATCTGTTTCATTTTTTTCGAGCGACACATGTAAGATACACGAGAAGGAGCAAGAAGAATTTTGCCTAAGACAGACTTGTCTTCTGCAGCATCAAGCATTTCTTGAATATCTTCCATACAGTCAACAGTTTCGATGTTGGCTTCAGTCCATGGTGTTTTGCTTGTTGCGATATTGCCTTGCGGCATTTTGAAATCGATTTTACCACGTACACCGCCTTCAGGGTTGTTGCTCTCATCAAAAGTGAAAACACCTAAATTTGAAAGTGCGCCTAAGAAGATGATGTCGATTTTTGCTTCAACGCCATTGACAACTCGCTGAACACCTCCCCACATCAAGTCGATAAGTTGCTTCTTCTTCTGCTCATCTGAAATAGACTTGCTGTCGAGCAACTGTAAAATTTTACGGTAGTCTTGAATTGGCATTGGCAAAGTGACGGCATGGTTTAATACTCTTTCTTTCAAGGTGTCAACACCGTATGAACCTAAGATAGGCTCTTTTGCATTTTCGCCGATGGTGGCTGCTGCTATGGTAAGATTAAACTTGCCGATGATTTCCTCGAAGTCGAGACCGATAGTAGGAGTGTCCCATCCGAGATAGTTGCGGTAAACCACGTTATCAAAGATGCGTTTGTTGAGTTCGGATGCCGCATCTATTCTTGCCTGAACGTTTTTGGTTAACTCTCCGAAAATAGAGCTATGTATTACTGGTGGCATGATTTACTGTTTTTATTGGTTAATAAATAGAATGTTTGGATTTGCTTTGAGACAGAATCCGTTATCGACGAGCCAGTTGGCTGGGAAAGGAGTACAAACAGACTTCAATACAATAGCGTCATACGCAGCGTCGATGGTTGGAAGACCGCTTGCTTTGATTTCGAGGTCTGCACCCAATACAGCGTTTGCTACATATTTGGGAGCTTTTTTGCTTGAGTCTGCTTCTTGTAAGAAGTCTTCTTTTACAATACCAGAAATGGCTGTGGCCACTTCAATGATATCGTAATTAGGGTTTGAGCGGTCCACGCTCTTTACGGTGGTTGTGCTTTCGCTTCCGACTTTCATAATTGTGTCGCCTTTGCAGAAATTGTTTTTCTTGCTGACACGGATTTGTGACTCTGTGCCTCCGTCAAGAACTTTTCCGACCTTTACAATGGCGGCTTCCATCTTGTCAACATCTACAGCGACAAATGAACCTTTTCTGATGATGTCACCTGCGTTGAACGTTTGTTTCATCGAAAAACCACCGGGCAACATTTTTGCTTCCTTGCGCCAGAACGGATCTATGCTGCCAGGATAGGTGGTTTTGTTAAAATCAATAGCCATGTTGTGAATTTTTAGGGTTATTTATTAGGCAGCGCATTCGCCCATGCTTTGGCGTCGTCCTTAGCTGCTTGTTCGGACGATGTTAGGATATCAGCTTTATCAGCAGATATCAAACTATTGGTGACAAGTTCCTGTTTATAATCCGTCAATTCCTTGTCGATGTCAGCATCATCAGCTATTGAGAAGTGTTTCATCAGGAAATCAGGAATACCCAGTTCCTTTGCCTTTGCAGCAATAGCAGCACCACGTTCAGCCTTACTCTTTTCGAGCTTCATTGCAGCGTTTTCATCTTTCAACTCTTTAATCGCTCTTTCTTGCTCGACTTTGTAATTCTTGAACCATTCTGGTTCATCATTGCCTTTTTCGTCATCTTGAGGTTTTGGATCCTCAACGACTTTTTTTTGCGACTTGCGTGTCACCTCTGCCTGCATGAGCTTGGCGTAACGTGCCAACGAATCCGCTGTCTTTTCGATATCCTCGTCTGAGGAATCTTCTTTTAAACCCTCGCTACCTGATGTCGCCAAGTCTTCGATGGCTTTTTCTGACAATCCAAAATCCTTGCATTTGGCTTGTAATACTTTTAAAAGTTTCTTAATCATTGTAAATTCTTTTTATATGGTTGCAAATATATCTAAAAAATTACTATCGTGCCTAATAAGCGCATATTTTTTTGATAAAATAATTTGGTGATGTACAATAACTTACATTTTTAAAATCTGCAAATATTAAATATTTGTTATTATTTTGTTGCATATATTAAATATTTGCGTACATTTGCAAAACAAAACACAAGTAAAAATAAACATTTAATAAGCGCAATTATGACAAAGAAAGAATTTGAAGAAAGAACAGGTCTGAAATTGACTGATGAAAAGTATGAGAACATCGAGTTGATGTATTACGCAGTACCTAATATGGAAAAGGATGAGTTCTGTATGCGTTGGAAACAATGCGGCAATAATCCTTTGACAATCGCATTGGCAAAGCATAACACCATATTGAATGGAATGCTTGAAGAGCGAAATAATGAACTGGAAGACTGCCACAACAAAAACATAGAACTTGCGGAGTTCCTAATAGGAAAGGCTTGTGCATATGAAGATAAAGATTTCTATAATGAAGCTGTCCGCTTGATAGGTCAAAAAGAAGTTGCACTTTATAAAATTAGAATGTATTTGCCACTTTGGGAAGAGGATATAAACTATATCAATAACAATCTTAAATAAATATTATTAAGGGAGATACTGAATCATCTAAAATTAAAAGCAAATTTCTAATATGGCAAGGTATAAGATAACAATGAAAGAGGTCGGCAGAATCGACACGATTACATCAGAATTTAACGGCGATGTAAATGAAGCATATTTGATAAAACATTATGGTTTGAATGAACCGGACATTGAATGGTATGACATAGAAAAAATTAGCTGATATGGCAAAAATTATTTATCCAGATGGAACAACAAAAGACATCAGTCCTGCAAATGGCAATGATTTCTCTTTAGAAGAGTTACAGAAAATAGTTGAAGGATATATTGAATTGGTTTATCTGAACGAAAGGATTATGGTTATAAATGAAGAAGGTAAATTCAAGGAGCTTCCGTATAATGCTAAAGCGACGGATTTATATAGGAAATCACGTAGGACAATAGATTTTATAGTTGGAAATGCGCTGATATGTAACTTAAATGAAATAAAATAATAATCTTTAAATTAAGTAATTTATGGACATTACAATCAAACAAGTTGAAGAAATCGTGTCTGTTCTTACAGCAGAACAGCAACAATTACTCAAGGACACTCTTAATTATGGAAGTTGGGGCGATGGCACCTATGATTTTATCGATGAAAATGGTAAAATAGAAGAAGACCAAATGTGCGGATATTGCACTAATGACGCAAAAAGAGCAGGACATTTCTCAGGCAGGAAAATATCCGCCATGTTCAGATCAATATATAAAAAATTATGCCCGGAGAATGGATTGGGAACAATCATTTCTCACTGCTCCGACTGGTGGGGCGATGGCAGCGGAGATATGCTGTTTATCAGAGAAGATTACTATCGTGCATTTGAAGAATGGTCTAAAAATTAAATTATTAACTAACTAAACGCAATACGATATGAGAGCATCAGTTTTAGCAATTAAAGACCTTGCTTATAGAGCAGGAAGAAACATCAGTTTTGACCCTGAAAGATTTGGAGAAGGGTTGATGAAAGACCTTGAATATGGATTGAACGAATTTCTTCAGAAGATACCAGAACAATTCCATGAGGAATACGAAAAAAGATATATTGAGAAGTATTGTGATTGGTTGCGCGCCTTAAGTAGGACATATTCGGTAATGATAACCGGACCAGCCAATTTTAATTCTCGCAGGCATGAGAAGATGAATAATTACGAGCGCTCGGCATTGGAGCGTCTTTCAAGTTGGAGAGAAGCGGTTATCAAAAGACTGAACCGACAACATCGATTAGTCGGTTGGGAAGAAGTTGAGAGATTACAGAACAAACTCGAAATCCTTACGGAAGCACAAGAGTTAATGAAAGCGGTAAATAAAATCGTCAGAAATACCAAACTTTCTGAAGTTGAGCAATACGAGGAATTAGAAGCATTAGGACTGGAGCAAAAACAGATAAATGAAGTAATGTCAGAACCAATGTATTCATTCCAGAAGAAGGGTTTCCAGCAGTTTCAGCTGAGCAATAATCTTGCAAGAATCAAAGCAACTGAGGAAGCTATAAAACGTCATACAATGATGGCGCAGAGTGAAGATAAGGAAATGCCATTTGAAGGAGGAATGATAGAAATAAGTAATACTGATGAGCGTATAAGAATACATTTTGACGCAATTCCAGACGCCGATATGAGAGATAAATTGAAAAAGTCTGCGTTTAAATGGTCTCCCAAGAACCAGGCATGGCAAAGACAGCTTACTCCAAATGCTAAATACGCTGTTGAAAAAATATTAGGAATAAAGATATAAATAAAAAACGCTTACTTTTATACAAAGATACGTCACTTATTAAATATTTGTCGTATCTTTGTAGTCGTAACTAAAAGTAATCATGGCACAGATAAGAAAAGTATTTCACGTAGAGTTTAGAGAACCTGTTGATGGTAAAAGGCACTATTATTTTGGTTCAAAAGCAGCCATATATCAGTGTTTCACACCACAGCAAATAGGTATTGCTTATTCATCTTTAAGAAGTTTAGGAACTATTAAAGATAAACCATACGTTAATAACCTTTGCACTATATGGCAGGGGGAACTTATAGCTTCACAATCAAACAGAGAGGAAGAATAAATGTTAGGCGCAATTATCGGAGATATTGTTGGCTCACGCTTCGAATTTAACAACACAAAAAATTACAATTTTGAACTATTTACACCGGAATGCAGTTTTACAGATGATACTATCTGTACGATAGCAATAGCTAATGCTCTTACAGATGGAAGTAGGGATTATAAAAACAGTTTACGCTGTTGGTGCAGATTATTCAAATACCCTATGGGAGGATATGGAGGTTCTTTCGCTCGCTGGGTTGATTCAGACAATCCACAGCCTTATAACTCTTTCGGCAATGGTTCTGCAATGCGTGTTGCTCCCGTTGCTTGGTGGTTTGATACGCTTGAGGAGGTGCAAACGGAAGCGGAAAAAACAGCATTGCCTACCCATGATCACCCAGAGGGCATAAAAGGAGCAGTAGCAACAGCAACGGCTATATTCTTGGCTCGTAAATATGGTAAAAAAGATATGCTGAAGGAGATGAAAGAATACTATCCTAATTGGGTTGAACCATTATTGGGCAAAAATAGATTCGATGAAACGTGCCAAGGTACATTGCCAGTTGTTTTTGGTATCATAAATAAGGCAAACGGTTTTGAGGAAGCAATCCGTTATGCCATTGCGGTAGGAGGGGATAGCGATACAATTGGCGCAATTGTCGGTTCAATAGCTGAAGCTATATGGGGTATCCCCAAACACATCTATAAGCAATCATTAGAATATTTGCCAGCGATAATGAACACGGTAATAGGCAATTTTTTCAAATTTTAAATGATAAACAAAATGGATAAGAAAGAACTTTTGAAATTCTGCCGATATTATAAGGGCGAGGATGATTGCCATTTCAAAGAACAGAACAAATCAATGCTTTGGTTTTATGAGAGAGCATGGGTCTATGAAATGTCTAATGATAGCAAAGACTTGTCTATATATATTGAAGAATATATACGTCACGGACTTATAACATTTGAGAGGTTTAATAATATTCCGCTTACATTAAAAGCATTATTATTCAATAGATTTGCACGAACGTTCCAATCAATGGCAGAAGCGGTAGAACCATTTAAGACATTTTATATTGAATATTATACCAAAAAGGGAGAATAATAATAGCTCCCTTTTTATTGTAATTGGCCTATCATCTGTAGATATATTGTTTTTCCCACTTTTTTGACTACCTTAAATTGGCAACCTCGTTGTCCTATCCATTCCACTTCCTTTCCAAGTGTCTCAACGCTTTTGCCATCCCATAAGTTGCTTTCGTAATCAAATTTTAATTGGTCTGTATAATGTGATAATGGTTCAACATAAAATCCTTTAGCACCTTTTGGAACGTAAATGATCAGTTCATAAGTCATGTGAAACCCTCTTTCTCTGTGTATTGCTGTTGAAAGGAATCCTTTATCAATAAAGATATCTCCAGCTTTTACGTTGCTTAAGTTATACCCCAATTCTTTAATTGCGTAGTCGTTGACACCTCTTCTTACAACTGTATTTTGTTGCATTTTAAATTTATCCAGTACAGATGTCAGTATCGGTAAGTCATGGATATGGTCTGCGTTTGGAGTATATGAACCATAATAAGGCAATCCTCGTAATGGTTCGTTCAAATACGAATACGTTTGGGTATATTTCGTTAATATCCTCTTTTCTTCATCTGAGAGTGTTGCCCAAATTTCCTCGGCTTGTGACCTTAATCTTTTATCTGCGGTTTCCACAGTCTCTGTATTGAATATATTGAGGATTCTATCCATTTCCTTTTCGTCTATGTCAGATAAACTGGTCGCACCCATTTTCTTACGCTGTCTTAATAACGCAGCTTTATCAAGTTCTGCACGTTTGATGTTAATCTTAGCTATGGTTTCCTGAGCAAGACTCTTGTCATGGTTTTGAACGGCATTTTTAAGTATATCAACTAAATTAAGATATGGTTTACTCTTGGTTTTAAATTCAGTTATTGTTGTTAAAGATTTATTGATATTCTCCCATTCGATTGCGTCAATAACTTTATTCAATTGTTGGGCATATGCGGCTTCAGAAACCATCCATGTAGGATATAGTGTATGTGGTTTTAGATAGTTAGGATCAGAGACGTATTTGATTTCCTTGTTATATAACGCCTTCTTTTGTTCTAGCAACGATTTGTATTTATATGTGTCAAGCGAAGTGTTTTCAATCTTTTCAATAGTTTTTTCCACAGCATCATATACTTTATGTAGTTCAGCGGATGTAAACTGCTTTTTCCACTCGTGTACGTCTGGGATAAGAACCGATAAGGCTTTTTCGTCTTTGCGTATTTCTGCAATCTGTTTAGCGACCGTACGAGCTTCATTATTCATCTGGCTGATGTTCCTCTTGTCGATGAACGATTGAAGAGCTGTAAGGTTAATTTCCGGGTATTCTTGCGCCACCTTGAGAACATTGTTAGCCATCTTCGTAATAAGCTGATATTTTTTAGAACGTTCAGCCCACTTTTTGCGGATTGCTTCTCGTTCCTCATCAGTCTTTATGCGGATTTTACGTTTCTTGTTGATGTAGTCCTGATTGTCCTGTACCCAATATGGCATTGATGAAGCCATTTCAACACGCTCTTTATTGTCATCCCACCAATCATAGAATTTTTGTCCTGGTCTGCGAATAATATTCACGCTTTTAACTGTCGGATCTTCACCTGCAAGAATCTGTTTCTGCATTTCAACAAATTCATTTTCTTTAGCGAGTATAGGAACAACATAGCACCTGCATTGCGGATGCCAGCCTTTGAATACAAAATCTTTCGGATATTTGCCTTTCAATTCATCGCAAATGTCTTGCTCAGGATGGTTGTTGCTTGTCTTTATTTCGTATCCTACCACGAAATCCAATCTTTGCCATCTGTCCTGTTCAGCGGTTTTATAAGCCATATTAGTCTCTGTTCTGGTTAGACGCATAGCATTCTTGTAAGATGATCGATACACACCACGTCCAGGATTATATGCCTTTGCTGCTTTGGATAGTTTGTAAAGCGGATTTCCGTTTGCATCAGTGCCAGTTCTTATGCGTCTAAAGAGTTTGTCCGGCTCCTGCAAGTATTGGCGAACTTTCCTCGATACGGTAGATGCAGAATCGCCCTGCCCCAGTGATAGAGATAGGGCAAGTTCCATTTCTGTTTTTAAGTCTCCAGTATATTTCCATACCTTCTGAGATAGATTCATACCTCCGTATGCTGATTTTCTTGTAAAGAATGCGTCCATCGCTTCCTGATTGCGACTGAACCAACGTGCAAAATGATTATCCTCTTCGAGACCTTTACCGAAAATCGATTCAATTAATGCATCACACGATAGGTTGGCATATTCCCATTCTGCAGCGACACCATTCTTGATTTCATTATATACGGCCGAATATAGCCCCCGTAAGACATTATTAGCTTGTGGAGATATTCTTTTATTGTTTGAGAAAGAAAATGTCTCATCCGTTCCGATATGTGTGTTAGAAGATAAATCAAGAAGCGCTTCTACTGCGGATGCATAATGCTTACGTACATTGTCGGCATATTGCTCCGTTCTTATGAACAGTCCAGATACATATTTATCAATATCGATTTTCTTTTTAGCCATATTCAAATCTTTTTCTTAAAGTGGTTGCAATAGTCAGTTTTCAAAAATTTTGAAAACTGATGAAACTGACATCGACAGAGAAAGGGCTTACCGTCAGCCCCTTTCTCGTGATAGTCAAATGAGTGTGCGCAATCTATGCAATGATAGATGTTGACGTTTTTAACAACAGCCTTTCTCGCCATTACTCAGCTCCTCCAAAAATATCATCTTGATTTTGATTAGTACCGAATATGTTTCTTTGTTTCTGAACAGCTTCGCTTGCTTCTTTTTCGATACGTTTTAATTCCTGTGATTTGTCTTTAACAAGAGGATTGAGTTCGATAGCACCCTCTGTCGATAGCATTTCTGCATCTTTCGCCTTTGCGATGTTCTCGATAGTCTCTTTGATGTCTTCTCCGAATGGCTCTTGAAATTCATGTCCTACAACAAGTTTATTACATTCACCTTTCAAAGCGATATTCATCACGTTTCCGATAATGGCAATGAAAAGGTTTCCCGTGCGGTCCAATAGCTCATCGTGCACCTCCTTATGTCGCGAAGATTTGATGTCAGCCAGAAGCATCATTTGCTTCAGAGCCTTGCCCGATACGTTGGAAAGTCCTTTCATACTCTCAAAGTCGATGTTCGGTGTGAACGTCTTTGTAAGAATATGCTTCTGCAACCATTCAATCTCTTTTTGCTTGCTTTCTGACGCATTATCCCATGTAAGATATGAAGCAACTTTGGATACATCATCAGTGCCACCTTTGACCAAAAAGGTTTTGCCATCATCATCTTTTTCTGGCATTTGTGTAAGTACGTCAGCTCTTAATGCCATGATAGGTTCTGCAAAATAATCATTTGTGTCAGCAGTTCTTGAACCAATGTATTCTTCACGTTCGATAAGTGGTTCAACTCCTTTCCACTCTTTGTCCTGCTGGAATAGGATTACCGGAATTTTACCGATTGGGTTCAGTTCCTCGACAACCTCCCAGCCTGTGAGAACACGCTTGCATCGATAGATTACATCGGGAGTGAAGATGTCAAAATGATATGATGATACAGTACTGCTATCCTTGACGTAATATCCCCAAGCAAATGAAACGAGGTTCTCATACATATCCCAACGAGCATAAATTTCGTCTCCTTTGCTCTTTGCCAGCACTCTAATCTGACAATCTGGCTTGTTCTCATTGTTACGGAACACTCTAAACAGCATTGCGGACTGCGTTTCAGCACCTGCGAGACGCTTGCACTGTCGAACCTTGCTGTCGAATCTTGTACGCTTAATAAGGTCTTGAAATGCACTGAAAGCTTTATCTGTGCCCTCACTTTGGTTGGTCCACTTAACTGGGCGACCATAGATGAATACCAATGAAATTTCATTGATGAATTGAGGATAATTGATAGGCAATTTCCAGCGTTTTAACGTTCCTTTAACTTCACCTTTGGCATTTTTAAGAATCTTATCAGGTCGCTTCATAATTTCATGCAGGTGCGGATTATATTCTTTCAACGCTTCGGCCGTAAGGGCGTCACGTGTACTGAACAACTCTTTCACTCTCGAGATGTCCTTTCTTTTAATCAACTCTTCAAACTCTTGATTTCTGCCTACTACCGAGTTTAAGTAGTTTGTAACTGTTCTAATAAGTCCCATTTTTTTATGAATTAAGTTAGTAATTAACGTGCAAATATGGCGCTGATATCTGGTGGTATTGTGATGTCATCGTCCATAAAGTAATTGACGGCATATCCCAGCAAGTCAACATATTCATCGTGAGCTTTAGAAGGGAAACCGCATACTTCATCTATAAATTCCTCATTCCATTCTCCATCGACAAGATACACACGGCCGCATTCAACTTTTGGGGCAATAGCATGAAGTCTGACATCTTTGCCGTCTGTTGGGGTTGGGGTATATGTTACATTAAGTAACGTGCTGTCTTCCAACTGTTGACAAACACTTTTGCCATTAGCTTTAGGTTCTATCCTGAGCGTACTTTGATATTGGTCATAGTCATTGGCATACATATATTCGGGTAAAAAACGTAACAATTCGGGGAATGACTTCCAGACTTTTTTAGCATGAGTGATGTATATGTTGTTTTTAATTCTGCATGCCGCTATTATTCCAGATGGGTCATTGTCTGTTTTCTTATTTCTATTATCATAAGCTGTATCAAGAAAGAAATGTATCGGCTCTTGATAGCGCAGTGCTCTGAAATCTGTGTATGATATAATTCTAAACCAATCTTCCTTGATGATGTTGCCACCTTCAGCACTTGGTGTCTGCATGAATTGACCAGCATAACCACGAAAACCCAAATCTGTCTTTGCTTCCTCGAGAACATTTCTGCTCAGTCGTTTGGGGTCCAGTAGCCCATCGACATAGAAATTGCGTAATTCAGAAGGTTTGACATCTTCACAATCTTCTGCAGGAAGACAGATATGTCTTATATTTTCACCTTTTTTCTTTAGTAGATAACCAGTTACGTCTTCCTCATGGAGACGCTGCATAATGGTTACCGTGGGTGTATTTGCCTTATTAACCTTACGTGATGAAAGTGTCTTTGTATGGTCGTTTGCTTGGACTCGCATAGGTTCAGATTCAGCTTGCTTCGGATTTACTGGGTCGTCATTGATGATTACGTGAGCGTGGAAACCTGTAATTGTCGCTCCGGTAGATGTAGCGTATCTGAACCCGCCGTCTGTATTCTCATAGTTCTGTTTGCCGGACTTATCTTTTCTTATGACAATACTTGGAAATAGTTTTTTGAACTTATCCGATTGTATGATGTCCTTGCTCTTCATTGCATGCTCGATTGACAATCCTCCAGAGTATGAGTTGGTGATTATTCTTATTGTTGGGTCTTGCGTCCATAACCATACTGGCCACATTATGGTTACGATGGTGGATTTGGTAGTTCCAGGAGGGATGTTGATTATAAGGTCGTACGGTTTTGGCTGTCGACTTACGATAGAAGCCGACAATTCTTGTAGTTCTTTACATAAATAGGGGATATGCCAGTTATATTCAGGCTCTTCTTGTATTATCACGTCCCAAAATGTTTTGACGAAATAAAAGAAGTCCTTGATACACTGGTCTGCTACCACTTTTAATGCAAGTTCCTTATAATCTATAGAAAACATCACTCTTTTATTTTTAAAATCTCTTCTCCAATTGATAACAGAACTTTCTTCTGCTCATCCGTTAGTTTGCTAAGGTCAATGTCCTTATGGAATAGAGCTTCACCATCTGAACCGGTGATTTCTTTCCTCTCGCTATAACCTCTGTCCTTCATTTGTGTTTTGGCGTAGAAGATTAGCATGGTGGTATCACCTTCTTTCATTTTCTTGAGGATAAGACTTTCGGCGAAGTCTTTCTGCAGCTCCTTTACATCATCTGCTTTCTCCTTGAATTCAGGATCTTCATTATAATATCTGTAATAGGTCGTACGAGATACACCTGCGGCACGGCATGCGGATGATACAATTCCGCTTGTATTATGCAATGCTTGTAGCAAATCTTCTTTTTCACGTTCCATAGCTTCTTTTATTTGATGTTATCGCGATTGATGTCGCCAAGTATTACTCTGTAAGCTCTTCTTTTAGGGTCTCCAGCCACCAAAAGCTGGTACATCTTCTGATAAGTCTTGTTTGAAGTCGTGCTGTTGACCCTAACATACAGCCTTTTCGCTAACTCATATCCAGGATAATCGCCTGGATTGGCTGACGCTTTGAGAATCTCGGTTTTGAATAGTTTAGCATAGTCTTTATCTTTAGTCTCAAACTTCTGGTCTTGTTGTGATGAACGGAACATATCCGTATCCCAATAAAGCATAACGAGATCTGCATTAGGTTCTCTTCTGATAATCCTTTGATATAAGTCAGGGTAGAATTCAAGAACCTTTGGCAGACTCTTGATAGTATCGATGGAAAAGAATTGTGATATTCGCAATTTATTCAAAGGAACACCGACCTTGTATAGGTAGATATAAGTTATCGGAAAAGAAAGGTTTGCTTTTTTGAGATAAAGCCACACGTCGCTGTCTTTCCAATCGTAAATAGGATAGATGAATGTTGACTTTCTCATAGCGCCGATAGATGAGCGTCGTTGTATGGATTCGCTCATCCGCAATCCGACCATCTGAGGAATGTTCTTAAAGATACGCTTTGCAAAAGTCTGGTAATTCATACCCATGACGAAATCCTTATGGTTCCTGATAGCGAACTTAGGCATCTGTCTGACCCAGACGCTTTCTTTGCCTGGTTCCCAACAAATGAAACTCTCGTCATTCTCAAGTCTGTTACAGCAATTATAATGCTTTATAGGAAGACAGAACCAGTAGAATTTAGCGCCGAGTGACATAAACCTGCTGCGCCATTCCATTGTTATTTTTTCGATGTCGGGATAAATCGCTTCTTCGTCGAAAAACAATACTATAAGTCTTGAAAACGATATGCCGTATTTCTGCATTGTTCTGATAACCATATCAGACATGCAAATACTATCTTTTCCACCGGAAAATGACATTACAATCGTTTTGTTCTTTAGAAAAGCCTCATAGATACGTCTTTCAGCGGCGTCAACGACATTGATATTTAATTCTTTAGTTAACATGACTTATTGGCATTTTCTGACTGATTGAGCTTTGCTAAATTGCTGTGAGTTTCTTTGGTTTATAATATCAAGGAATGTTTCCCTGTCAATTTTTGATAAGCGGAAAATCTCCTCTTTGCTCATGCCAATTTTCTTGCTTATCTCTTCTACGGAAAGACCTTCGTTGAGAAGTTTTTGAACAATCTTTTCCATAGGTTCAAGCAAATGGGTGCCACGAGCTCTGTTGAATGTGATTGTTCCTGCCATATCGTCGCTGGCATTCTCATGGTTCACTATAACTACTGGTATCTTATTTCCAAGCATTGTTTTCAGTGGTTCACGACCGCTGACACACCATCTGTGGAATCCGTCGATTATAGTGTAGTCAGGTCTTATTACTATAGGAAAGCAGAAACCATTGTTTAATATGCTTTCCATTAAGAGCTGCAGGTTCTTCTCAAGAACTTTATTTGGGTTATAGTCATTGGGCTTTACCAAATCACGGTCAACGAACTGCAAGTTCTTTAACGGAGCGAATAAATCTTTGTCTTTTTTACTCATAACTCACAGTTTTAAGATTAAAGAACTATTTCTTTACCGCAATGAGGGCAAATCATAGTGCGCGCCATCTGCGTCCAAGAATGATGATGTCAAGGTGCTGTTCTTTGAAATATAGCGCCTGACCTCTATGTTGCAGGTGATGGAACCATTGAGCCGCATGTTTTGAGTGTTGAGGGAATAGCATTTCAGGGTGTTCTGATACCCACTGAATATTCAGCTTCGTATTGTCAATGATTGTAAGTCCCTTTGGAGCGTGAGCCTTGCACCATTCAACAAAACCAGGATATTCTATTTTCGAAGCGGTACACAGAACACACTTGTTTATTCCTGCACGTTCACATACTACCTGAAGCGCGAGACTGTCTTTTCCTCCGCTCCATGAATAGGCGACATTCTTTCCAGCAGTCTTTTGCTTGATATCATTAACGGCAGAAGCAACTAACCTCTCTGCTTCTTCAAAAGAGATTAGTTGCTCGATATTGTTCCAGACTTTTACAAAGTCCTCATTTTTTGACATCTGTTTTCTACCCAATGCCTTCATATCAGTTAAATTGCATTGCACAGCTTATTTGTACGCATTCGATACCGCCGTCATATTTCAGCTGCAACCAATTGTAGTCTGTGACCTTAAATCTGAGATTGGCGATTAGTCCTGGATTGTTTCTGCATGAATATCCTATATTTCCTACAAACCATTTATAACCATACCCTGCAAGGAATTGCAATCTGTCAGTATCGCATAGACTCCGGCCATTATATAGATTTTCCCAAGTTGTGTCTATCATAAAGCCAAGCGGAAATTTATATGTGGCTGATAGTGTATGCTTATAGACGTTCGCTTTAGTATCATAGATTGAGCGCGATAATACATAGAACTTCTGCTTCACATTAAAGTTTAACCACACCTGCGGAATAAACGTTTCCGAATTGATATTATACTGGACCACTGGTGTTATAGAGAACCAATCGCAAACGTCCTGCTTGTAGCCGATGAAAGGTGCAACGGTGGTTGCGTCACCGTCATTGATAGAGGTTGTAACTGGTACCCATACACGATAACGTGTAGGCTGTGTTATGCCATCATAGATTTGTGCATTAAGACAAAAAGTGATGAATGTCATCACAAACAGCAATAGTGCTTTTAATTTTCTTTTCATTTTGTTCTTAGTTTAAATTTAACAATCTTTTTTTATTAGTGATATAATGCCCGACAATCCTATTGTGAGAAGCGAACCTGTTATAATCATAGGAACCCATCCGTTGAGGTTTCCGATTGCGAAGATTGGAAGTCCTATACACAAGCTCGCTATTATTCCGTAATACAGACCGCTTTCGCTCATCTTATAACCTTTAATGGCGAATATGGTAGGAAGCATTACAGAGCTTCTCAGTGTTCCATAGAACAAAAACAGATATGTGATTTGTATGCCTGGAATGTTTGCCACACCGATAGCAAGGATAGCGACAATCACCATTGCGATACGTGCTATATCCACTGAACTAAGTATTCGTCTCCCAATTTTGATTGCGCCAATACTTTTGGGACCGTACATTTCCGATATACGCATCACGATGTCGTGTCCGGCTACTGATGATACAGCGCAAAGAATACTATCGACTGTTGAGATAAGTCCCGAAAGGATAAGCAAGAAGAATAGATACAAGAACCATTTAGGCGCAAACGCTATTACAGCCCCTACATTGACAAGTTGTGTGTCTGATATATCTAAACCAGTACCTGCGGCAAAAAAGCCAAAGCAGGACAAAGAAATGGGTACTACAGCAAAAATCAGCGAAGCCGTTATCATGGTTCGTTTGATCTGTTTTCGCTCAACACTGAAAGTCCTCTGCCAAAACATCTGGTCTCCGAATGTTCCTGACAGAAGACCTATAGTTGTAGGGATACCGAATGAAAGCATTACAGAAATGCCATTATCATCGAATAAGTTTCTGAAATCTCCGCTGATGCCACCAAGACCATTGACTAACGAGTCGAAACCTGCGTTATTGGTCAGTATCGGCAGACCGAGAATCAAAACTATAAGTATCAATCCCATCTTTACAACATCTGTTATGATGTTACCTCTGATACCTTTGCTCATAGAGTAGAGTAGGGGAATAATGGCAAATATCACCGTAACCCAAAAGAACGGCAACCCTGTAACCTTGTGAAATATTGTCGCGCCTGCCAACAACTGAACAGCGAGTGAACAGATTTGTAATCCAAAACTCTCTATTAAGAACATGTTGTGTGCTCTGTGGCTGTACTGCTCTCTGATATAATCTGAGAATGTCCATCCATTAGGACGGAGCATTCTCATTTTATTTGCAAAGAAGGCAAACAGTACAAAAGTCAATACATTCGGAACTACAAACCAAAACACACCAGCAAATCCTTGCGTGTATGCCTTCTCTGCGGCGGTAAACATCGACGGAGCCCATACCCATGTCGCTGCCATCGAAAATGCAGTCAATAACCATGGCGCAGAATGACCTGCAACCAAGAACTCTTCCTTGCTTTGCTTCTTGCTTCTGATAAACAAGAGTGCTATTGTCATAATCATGAAGAATATGACGATTAACATTGTTCCTTCACCTTGTGTCAATACATTCATCTTTCTTTAATTTTTAAATAGTGTAACATTTGTAACTTTTTGAACTTTGCAAATTTATAACAAAAGTGCTTAATAAGCACATTTGAAGACGTAAAAAAGATTATTGCTGTTGCATATTCTTGTTATCTAATAATTCGAGAAATTCAGCATTGATTTCCATGATATTACGTTTAATTCCATTGTTGTCAACGTAACTACGGGTTCTCATCTTTCCTTCAACGTATAATCTTGAACCTTTTTTAACATATCTCTCAACAACATCAGCTAATTTGCCGAAACATACAACATTATGCCATTCTGTTTTGCCGGAAACATATCTTCCGTCTTGACCTGTGAAACCTTTTTCAGTTGTTGCTACAGTGAAGTTAGCTACTTTTGTCTGATTATTGTTTATTAAAGATATTTTAGGATCATTGCCAAGATTGCCTATTACCTGTGCTTTATTTAACATGACTTATAGATTTTAATGTTTATTATTTTTTTTGTTTTTTTGACTTCTTTTATAAATAGATAAGTATTTATATTAATACATACATACCCCATACTAAAGTTATTTTAATGAATGGTATCTGAAATCGGTAAAATGAATGATTATGCCTTGAAATAATGTCTTATTCATTCCCTGACCGAAAAACCAATCAATAAAATCTTCCCATTTCAGACCATCATTTTCAGCAATTTTTTTGACATCAACAAACTGCTTGCCGTTAATAATGGCCTTGATGTTTTTCGTTTCTGGATTATACTCCATGGTTATACGTTCATATCCGACTTTTTTCAAACATTTTATTTCTTCCTGTTTGCTTCTGTAGGGTTTATTTTCCCATTGCCTTATTGATAGGACAAAACCGCCATTGTTGATTTTTTCGATATCGTGTTTCCACATGTCGTAGTTGCTTCTGATTGTATGAATCTTTCTGCCGCTTTCCAGATGTTTCTGAAAATTAGTGTTCTTGCTTGCAGAAATGTGTTTTGCAAAAAATTTCTTTGCAAGCATGAGCACCACCTTTTTTTCTTTGTTTTCTGCCATTGCTTTTTGTTTTTAATTGTTTTCCATATATATCGAGATGTCTTGAGGTGCACGGCGGTTGCCACCGAAATAAAGTCCGCAACCGAATGTAACTTTGCTGTTAACTTCGAATTTTTCAATATCGAGGTGCGTTTCGTCGATATAGAATGTAATGTATGTTCCGTCTGTATCAGTGAATACTTCTATCTCATATTCTCTTTCTTCACCGACTTGAGCAAAGAACACTCTTTGAGCTGAACGTTTTCCGTTCTTGTAATAGTAAACGCCAATCTCTATCACTTCATAATAAGGGTCATATCTCCAGACAAATCTTGCCGAATTCTTGTGAATGCCGAAGATTCCGAAACAGACACCGAATAATTTATTCCAGTCGTATTGGTCGTTGTTGTTGAGGTTGTATTTGCACGATTCTGTAAACTTGATTTTTTTCTTAATCCTAAATTTCTTTTCAGTTGTCATTCCCTTGAAACAAGCAGGGATGAAGCTAAATGGCCTGTGAAATCCTTTGTGAATAGTTATTTTTTTCATCTCTTTAATGTTAGTGATTATATTTTATGAACTCAAAATATGTGTGCTTTCCGTTGCTTGACTTTCCGTTACTTCTTTCTTCAGCATTGTTCTTCTTCATCAAAAGAACAGACCTCTGACGGATATAGGTTTCAAGGTCTATCATGCCTTTATCGTAAGCCTTTTCCAAATCGAAAAGCTGTTGTTCTAAATCTTTTAATTTATCTTTTTCCATCCTTTGTGCATGATTTTGCGGTTTTGTGTACATTGCTTCTGACCTTTGTACATAATTTTCTCGCTTCATGTACAGACATTCCCTGTTTTACACATTCGATTGTTCTTTCGCGCCCCAGTTTCTTGTATATTGGTATCCATTCTTCAAGGACGAGGTCGGCAGGTTCTCCTGGTTCTATGGCTTTCTTGACACCGTCGCCGACATAGTAAGGACTATCGGGGTTGCTCAGCTCAAAGATTGTTGCACCTTGCTTATTGACAATCTTATAGCTTTTTCCACCGATTGTGAGACCTCCATAATAACGGGCTACTGAAAATTGAGAGTTTGCCCAATACTCTTCTGTCATAATGATTGCATTCATTGTTCTTTGGATTTGAATTTGAATACTACGTTTGCTCCATACATCTTACAGAACTCCCTCATTCGACCGTTTATGGTGTAACACTCATCGAAGCGGTCGCAACTCTCACATTTGTTTGGTACGAATGGTGATATCTTTTTGAGAGTCCATTTGGTCAGCATTTCTTCCTCTTGCAACTCATCGTGTAAATTTGTAATTGCTTCGAGTGCTTCATTGGCAGACAAATCGTTTAAGTATTTGATTACACATTTAACACCAGCTATAAATGCGTGCGGACGAATTGCAGTGCCAGGATAGTCTTCTGTTGTGCAATACTCGTGTTGAGCATCGAATAAGTCTTTATACGTCATTTTGTACCTCCTTTTTTTAATGCTTGTAATTATTTATTTCTTAAGATATATCCCATAGGGGTATTTATCTTATTGATTTTAGGAAATGTTTCAAACAAGAATGTTCCTGCCTTTTTCAGTTCACCTAACAGTTGCCATTGTTCTTTCATTGATAATTTTACCCAATCTAAATTATTGCGGAATCTCACATTTAATTGAGTTTCTTTCATTCCAGAAAGAACCAGATTCATGTTTCTTAATTTATATTCGATTGTTGCAGGTTTTGTTATCATGTGTTATTACCTCCTTTCTTGAAAATATTACATCCTTTCCGTCTTTTCTGTGGATTGAATAACAATTCAACCAACTGGGACTTTTACAATCTCCGTCTATAAAGAAATCACACGAACTGCAGTCGTCATCCCCAGCATTTAGGCATATATAATCGACACCTTCAATTTGAATTATTGAGTTTATTTTCACTTCTACTGCTCCGTGTCCTGGCAGATTTAATAGTTCGGGGGTATCATAAATGTTACCGATTATAATACTTTCGCTTATTTGTGCTCCTCCAGAAATGTCTGGATTGACAATGTGTGCTTGAGAAACATCGGCGAGTCCGAACGCCATATTCATTTGATTCCATGCTATCACATATCTGTAGTATTTCTCTGGCCTTAGTAATGAATTGTATTGCATAATATCACCCTCGTAAATCTCATTGCCGTTCTTGTCTTTCTTTCCAATATATTGCCCAATCGTTTCGGGTGTTACAGCGTATTCATCTGGAGGAAAACGAAAGGCATTGTCAAAAGATGTGAAATCAAACCAATCGCCATCGTATGGTACGATAAATATATCTTTTCCGATTCGTAAAAGATCTCCGTATAACCATTCCCCATTTTTGTTTTTAGCACGAAATTTAATTTCTCTCATAGTCATTTAATTTTAATTCTTAAGGGAAATTTTCCGATTATTTCCGCTATTTTCCCTTAGCTTTGTTCTTGATTTTGTTTATTGCATTTTTTACTTTCCTCAAATAGATACTGAATCAGTTTCGGTTCTACTATGTCAAAATATTTGCACAGCAGTTCACAGTCTATTCCGTATTCTCTTAATGATACCTCAAGACCATTCATCATGTTCTTGCACCTGTTGAAATCCTGTTTGAATGAGAATTTGTGTATTCCTAACTTCTTTAGATTGTCCTCTGCCATATCGGTCCATAGACCAATTATCGATAAGAGTAAGTAAATGCCACTCATATAGACCGTGGCGTTTTCCGCCTCCTTTGTTTTGGCTAATAATTCATCTTTTTTTTGTTTTTCTTCTTTGGTCATATTGTTTCATTTTAAATTCCAAATACTAACATTGCTGCGTCTCTTGTGTGCTCGTTTGTCCTGCCAGAATAACCGGTCAGATTTTTAAAGCTTTCCGCACTCATTTTGGTGCGGTTGTTTTTTGGTGCGACGAGTATGTAAGGGATTTTCCTCTCGTTAAGAAACTCTTCCCAAATGACGCAGTCTCTTTTGACGCTTCCAGCGCCTTGCAGACGTTCTGGTCCGGAATCGCCGAACCATGTTCTTTTACGGGCGTCTTCAAGGCGTACTTGGATGCTGTCGCTAATTTCATACTTCTTGACTATATCCATAGCCTTAAGTATCGTAGTCGTGACAACCTCAACGAATCTCTTTTCGTACTTGTCCCACACTGCGACACCTGTATGGGTGCCAACGTCTATTCCAATAAAGTACCTCATGTGTTGCTTATTTTTTTTTGGTCTTTACACCCACTGTCAAAAACCTCTTTAAATTTCCTTTTGATGTCAAATTTCTGCTTTTTTGTCAATTTGCCTGTTTTGTAGGCTTCATCTAATTGTTTATAAAATGCCAATTCACCGCCCGCCTGTTGAGCTATCAACATTAAACCGTATCTCTGTAAATCTTTGATGGTTTTCATATCTCCAAGATAGACCCCTTTGTTATTCTCTGCTATCTTTGCCATAATCAGAATAATCCTAGTTGTTTTGGGTTAAAAAATTCTTCTATCATATCATCTACTCGTTTTTCCAAAGCCTTGCTTTTTCTTAAAGATTCGTGACTTCTCGTGCGGAAATATTCTTTCTGTGCTTCTCGCATCGCTTTGACTGCTGTAATGATTTGTCTTTCCGTGTTCATACTACTTGTCTTATTAAATTCATATTGTTGTTAACAAGCCTAATAATGTCATCGTGCTTTGGTGTACTGCTGTTGTTGACTCCTCTGCTTTGAACCACTTTATAAGTTTTGAGGTTGACTTCGATTGTCTCAATACGTTTCCCAGATTTGTCTTTCGCTGAAAGAATGAGACTTTCAGGTCTTTTGTAATATCCCATCTTATGTACGCAATGATGCATCGCTTCACCCTCATCAGCCATTTCTGCGACTGATTGAATGACAGTTATAATTATGTCATCGCTTCCGAAACAGATACCGAAAAACTTTCCTTTGGTTTCCTTGTACTCCGCTTCCCATTTCCTGCTTTCAGCGATTTGTCTCTCTCTTTCCGTCTTCTTTTCTATTCTTGTTTTCCTTGCCAGCAATTTGTCATGCTCAAGCTTTAAATTTTTAGGGCAGACATAATGTGCGTTATGTGTGTCAAGGCGGAAATAATCAAGAAGCCTGAGATAGTCATACCATGTCGCAGCATCTTTGATTATGTACTTATTGCGATTAGCTATCCTGATTGAATGATTAAACGGCAGATTGTTATACCCTCTGTTGCTTTTATAGGCAAGCAATGAATTTTGCCCATTTTTAGCCAAAATCTCGGCTTCTTTGTCTGTTAATAAGAGTTTGAATAGGGAACATACTGAAGTGCCGTCTAATCGTCTGGAATACCCTGATTTTTTAATTTTAGGAATGATATTGCCTCCCGGATAGATAAAGTATGAATGAACATCATATTTGTCAGGTCTGTATGGATTGCGGCATCTTTCCTTAATTCCCATTGGTTCATAAAATAGCCATCGATCTTCGACTTGCGATAATCCAGCGCAAGGTCTTGCCATTATTGTTTCCTTTCCGTCTTCGCTTATCCAATTCTGGAATGCTTCATTAATCCAATATTGCGCTGAGTAACCTTTTCTAATGGATCTTTCAACTATGAAGTTACGGCATATCTGGAAACCGCTTTTGGTTGTGAGTACAGTGTAGTACCATGCTTCGTGGTCTTTGAGTCTTCTGCTCATTTTTAATTTGAGCTTTTTGCCACAATGAGGGCAGATTGTATAATCATCTGTTTCCAATACTATTGAGAGTTCTGGTTTGTTATGTTCAAAACTTCCTCCGCATAATGAACACCATGCAGATTTCTTTGTGGAATATGCTTCAGGCTCAAAACAGTGCTCAAATGCCCATTGCTTTTGCTTTTCTGTTATATCTGGAAGTCTTTTGCTCAAATCATCGACTATCTTCTGTAGTTTAGTTCTCGGTCTCATATCTCATCAAATTCAAATAAGGTTGGCATTGATTGTTCCATTCTGCGGAGTTCCTCTCTCTTCGCCTTTCTCTTTTCAGCTTCTTTCTTAGCCTTTGCTTCCTCGGCAGCCTTCATTTCGGCAACACATTGTTTCTCGAATGACTTTATAGCATGTTTTCTTGCTTTCTCCTTATCCTCTTCGGATAATTCGATATTTGCCGTTGTGGATACTTCTGTGTTAGCTGGCAGTTCGTTTATTTTGATGTCGTCTTCATCGTAATAATGGACCGCCCATCCAAAGACAACATCATCGGAGAGATACACGGCATTGCCTTGTTTCTTGGCTTCGCCGACAATGTAATTGAAGCACTCATCGATGTTCTTGTTTGGCTTTGCGTAAGCCGTTGCGAACAATTCATCTGTCTTTGCTCTTTCGTCAAGATAGTTCTTTATCGCTTCCTTGACAGTATTCGTTCCTTTACTCATATCGTATTGCGTTTTAAAGGTTAATGTTTTATGTTTTTAAGTGATTCTTTGAATAATCTGTGCTGCTCTTCTGTTTTCAACCATTTCAGAACTGGTCTGTCTTCTGGCATTATCAGTGCAGCTATAATACCTAACGTCTCATCGAATCCGAGTGTTCCGGTTCTCTTGTCACCTTGGATGACTTCAAAACCATTATTTTCTTTGTCTTTTTTGATTATTATATCCTGCATGGTGTGTTGCTTTTATTTTCGATAACTTCCGTCTTCAAAGATTATCTGTTCTATCATTTCACGGAATCTGTCAGCTATTCTGATTCCGTATCTATCTCTTAATTCATCAGGAGTCTTATTCGTGGTGATGAAAGTGGTAAGCTGTCTGTTATACCTGTAGTCTATTAGGTCAATTACCGGATTACAGATGTTGCCATAGTCCATTACTTCTGTCGGTTCGGTGCCCATATCATCAATGCCGAGATATTCTGTCTTCTTCAGCAATTCCATTTCGTTATAGTCCTTGCATCTGGCTATTATATCCTTAACATGAACTATCTTAACTGTCATTTTGATGTCGTTGCCATACTCGTCCTGCCCGAATCCTCTTCTCTGTGTAAGCCAGTTGGTCGCAGATTGAATTGCGTTCATAAGAGTGGTCTTGCCGTTACCGCAGGTGCCAGCGAACATAAGACCGAATTTTCTTGGGTTGACAAGATGGCTCGCGACCTTAGAAATGTTATTCCTGGTTTTGGCATCGTTCTGAAATCTGATATGTCGATATTCAACCTCTGCCATATATGCAGCCAAAAGCAGGTCTTCAGCTTGCTTCTGCGAGAGTGGCCATCTAAAACGACGTCTCGAAGTCTTTTGCCGAAGTAGCTGTGACTTCACTGCCTCTACGTTGATCGTATTTGTCTCGTTGATTTCCATTTTTAATTTGATTGTTTTTTTGTTTGTCTAATTGAATTCTTAACCAGTCACAGAAGTGACGTTTCATATCACCCATGTTGTTGTGTTTGTTCTCTCGACATTGCACATCGAGAGCGAAAATGTCAAGCCATTTGATTACTTCTTGGGTGTTGCTGAAATTGTATCGCATCGCCACAGCCTCAAGCCAGATTTGTTGCGATTTTAAATTTTCAATTTTTAAATCACCTTCTTCGCGCGCACGCGCATTAATGTTGTTATTAATTAATTCTTTATATTCTTTATATGGGTCAACTATGGGGTAAACTTGGGGGTCAAGTGAGCCGTCAAAATTATTTTCTTGTTTTACTCCCAAACTATTTGATTTATAATTTTTTATATCGTCATTTTGCCTGTCAACTTGGGGGTAAAGTGTTTGTGTGTTTAGGGGGTAAAGTTTACCCCCTAATGTTTCATTTTTACCCTGATACTTGTCATAATTGCATATAGTCAGGATGGGAGTTTGCCTGTAGATGACTTCTCTTGTAATCATTCCGTCTGATTCAAGTCTTTTTAGAAAATTAATAATGGCCGGTTTGCTTTTACCCCATTTCTTCATCAATGTAGGCACTGAAATTATACATTGACCTCGTTGTAAGATAAATAAATGGGAGTCGTGTATGACCTGTTTGTCATCCCACGATGCCATAAGCAATAGTTGTATCCACCATCCAAGATATTCTGGATTTTCGTTCAACCAATGCTCTTCGAGACTTCTGTATAATTTTATCCAACCATCTTTTGGCATAGCTACAATTACTCTTTAGGAATGAAACAGAAATCAGCATAAATGTCAATGAATTGCTTGCCTGCATATTCGGCAAGTTCTTCATTTTTGAAGGCAAGACGAGACCCGTAGCTCGCATACACGTGAGCGGAATCGCTGTACGAATTCGCATACGACACACCGCCACTCGCATTCGCAACGCTGCTCGAGCGAGCGACCACACGAGCCCTGGTTTTATCATCCATTTTTTTAATTTCTTCTTTGGTGTATAAGTAGAAATAAGGAAACCATCTTCTCTCGCCTTTGGTAAATTGAGGTCTCCAGCCCTCGTTGAGTGCTTCAGTAATGATTCGGAGCTTGAAAAAAGCAATCACATCATTGCTGTTGGTAGTTACATTGTGCCAATCGTTGCATAAGGATCCGGCATATTCGTCTCCATTATCACTGCGGAATTCTAATTCATCCAGGGCTTCTTCGAACGTCGTTATTCTCTCTCTGATATCCTTTGGTTTGAAAATTTCACTGCCGAACAAATGTTCAAGAAAATGTTTTTCTTCATTGGTTGCGTTCTTGTATGCGTTAAGAACGTTTTCTTTTTTTAACTGTATGCTCATGATATATTTTATTTAATCGTTTAACATTTAGAAAGTCTGACTGCATTGTTTAGTTTCGTATTATTCCGCACTGTCTCACTGTTTATATTGTCGAGAATGAGCGGTAAATGCCGTATTATTGATTCTAATATGTCGTTTGGTATGTTAATCATTAGTAGGGTTCTTTGGATAGATCTATAGTCATACCTTTATTTGCCGCATATACGGGTTTCCCCGTCAATTCTCGTATCTCTCTGACAAATCTTTCCTCATCAGAATTGCCATCAGATAGATGTATTAGAATGATGTTGTCGACCTCGGATAAATCATTCTCGGATAATATTGCTTTTGTCTGCTCAATTTCCATGTGCGAGTTAAGGAGTCTCGGTCTCATCGATTCTGGCATTAGACCTGCTTCAATTCTCTTCTCAACAATGTCATCTGCATAGTTGGCTTCAATCATAATGTGGTTAAGGCCAGGAATGGAATAGTCGAGTGTTACGGTGTCTGTAATGAATAGCAGTTTCCCCATATCCTGATGACTGATTACATATCCTAAGCATGGAACATCGTGGAAGACAGAGAATGCCAAAATTTTAAAACTGCCAATTTTATATCCTTTATTGGGAATAATCGGCAATGTGAATGCTTTGCCGTATAAATCGTGAGACCTGAAGACTTCCTCAAGAGCGAAAACACGTATTCCGGAAGCAACCATCTCGTTGATAAAACCAGAATGGTCATTGTGTTCGTGTGTAATGACAGCGCCGACAACCTTTCTTATTTGCCATCTGAGAGCTTTTTTAACCTCTGACATTCTAATGCCTGCTTCGATGATTAGAGCTTCTGTATCGTTCTCTAAAATGTAGCAGTTGCCTAATGAGTTGCTTCCGAGAATATGTAGTTTCATATCGCTAATTTTGAAAATTAATAACCAGGACCATCTTCATCTTCGTTTTGCATGGTGTTAGGGGAGACCGATGAAGTAGGGGCGATATCGCTATTAGTGACATCCTCGTAATCGTCAGTAGGGATATCAAGTGCTTTCTTTCCGTTCTTGATAGTCTCTTCTCTTTGACGTTCTGCTGTATCGATATCCATTTCATCTTTTTTGTCTTCATATAACCATGCGTCATCGGATGAGTTTATAATCATCTTGCATGCGCGTGATATTACGGTCTTTTTTGCCATTTCATCAGGGAAATTCTTATGTGCTGGCGATTGACCTTTCGTAGGTCCTTGATTCCATGCCGCACGGATCTGTTGCATTGACATCAATTCAACATGCGTATCTCCATTGGGAAGTTTAATGAGAGCGTATGCTGCCTTAATCTTACTGTTATCAATATTATCTATCTTTTGGTCGTGCTTGATGATTCTTGTTTCTGCTGTGTCTGTATTGAATTCATATACGAATTCATCACCTTCGTAGATGATGTTTGCGACTGGATGTTTAACTATACCACCTACACGTTTTGCAAGCGCTACAGTGCCGAAATAACTGCGATGAAATTCCAATATGTTGCCGTACACGATAAAGTATCCTTGATTTTTACTAACAGAGAGACCTTGAAGTACCATGTCAAGCAATGCATTAGCTACGCTATCACGTGTACATATTTGTAGAGCAGGTTGGTTATTACGGTCTTTAACAGATTGAAGTATTAGCCAGGCGCTTTTAAGATGATTCTCTACAGAATAATTGTTTGGAAGCGTTAAACTTCCGTCGTTTTGGTAACTTGATACTTGTGCAAGTACATGTTCCGCAACGTTTTCATACCTCACGACCTTATTTTGTTGTTGTTGTTGTTGTTGTTGTTGTTGTTGTTGCGATTGTGGTTGTGGTTGTGGTTGCGATTGTGGTCGCTGTGTTTGATACTGACTCATAACTATTCTATTTTTAATGTTTTACAATTTTTGTCAACTATGAGATTGATTATCTGTGATGGATTGTTGCATAATTCTGATATGCTTTCTCTGTTGTCGATGAATACCGGGGCTTTGATTCCGTAGATAGAACTGATGGTGTTGATGATGTCTAAACCTGCATTGCATTTCTTTGCTTTGTTAAGGTCGGAATATGGCACTCCGTCAACCATTGCTTCACAGGTTTCGATTTCTCCGCCGTTAATCTGTTGCTCGAATAACTTGAACTTCACCAGACTGAATAAATCGTTGATTTTCGATTCTACCATTTCCATCTTGGTCTTGCTGTATTGGAACAGATTGTATTCGATGCCTTCCAGTTCCGCATATTGCGCTTGACTTTCGCTAAGCTCCTTTTCGAGCTCTGCAATGCGTTTGTTGTTCTCATCGATGATATTTCTATCCTCAAGAAAAATCTTGTTATTCTGGATAAGTTCTTGTTCCTCTTTCAATTTCTCAAGCAAATCGTTGGTGTCTGGAACTTCTATGCCGCTGTCAATTTTGCTTTGCAATTCAGATTCATACTTTCTCAAACTGACGAGTTCTGCATCTGATTCTATGAATGGCTGGATATATGGCTCGTCAGGTATCTCGTTGTACAATTTGCTTGCTTTAATCTGTTCTATTTGTACATTGTACTTGAAAACAGCGTCATTAACGTCTTTGATTTCTTTCTGTTTGCTTTCAATAGCGGTTTTTATCTCGAGTCCTTTCGCCTTGTTGTTCTCTTTTCTCGCTGCTATATCAGCATTGAAATCAGCAGTCATCTGTTCTTTTTTGGCTTCTATATCTTCAGTTTCAAAAGGACGGTGACAGACAGGACAGCAGAATTCATCTTCGTTGAATACAAGTTTATGCGCCTTGATTTCGCCCCATTCAGCCAAAAGAGACTCTCTTTTCTTTTGGAGGCCCTCAAGTTCGATGTTAAGTCTTGGGAGTTTAATTTCCTGCAGATTGCGTTCGTTTTCGAGCCGACTTACTTGGACTAAGCAATTCTCATGTTCTCTGATTTTATTATTATAATCACTCAGCAGAGATTCTTTAAGTTCATATTCTCTCTTCGTGATTTGGTTTCTTGTATTAGCCAGCTGTTTTACAATCTCCTGATGTTGTTTATTTGCTTCGTTGTAAGACATTGTTCTGTCCTTAATCTGTCCCTGAAGCTCTGTAATTTTGTCTTCTGACTTTTTGATATCTCTTTCAAGTATAGCCCAATCAAGAACTTCGGGCATAGTACGCTTTCGCTCGTCAATACGTGCAGGTATTCCTTCAATGCCTTCCTTGATTTTTCTCTTTTTGGATGCGACCTCTCTTTTGAGTTCGTCGATGGTCTTTCCAGAAAGCATCTTGACAATGTCTGCGAAATCAGGATTATGTCCGATTAACATTTCATCGCTTACGTTACCGCCGATAAGGTTCAGCAACATGTTGCGTTGGAACTCTTTTTTTTGCGAAACGAAGTATTGAGGTGATGTGATAAGTTTGAACACCTGTTCGTCACAGATGTCTGCGATTTTTTTGGTGTACTCTCCAATGCTGCAAGGAACATCGTTGTAGAAGCACTCTACGCTGTGTCCGCTGAACTTTTCTTCTGCAGAACCTCTGGTTCTCTTCCAGACTTCTGAATAACATTTCTTGAGATTAATTTCCTCTCCGTTAACCTCAATGCAGGCTGCGACTTCATGAGGAATTCTCTCAATAGCGCGGTTGTCCTTGTCGAGAGTCTTAATGTTGAACTCTTTTCTGTCGGAACTGTCCTTGCCGAACAATACCCATGTAAAAGCGTCAAACAATGTTGTCTTACCTGTGCCATTAGCACCGAATACGCTTGTCTCGTACTCGTCGAAATCTACCGTCAGATTTCTGATTCCCTTGAAATTAAGAAGGGAAAGTCTTTTAATTACTATCGATTTCATTGCGATATGTTTTTGTTAAACAATAGGGTTAATTTTTGCTCTGAGGAGGGGAGTCGAACCCCTCTTTATGCGGTGTATTCAGTTGCTTGACCAGTTTTTAGGATTTCGCATAGTTCTGCCGTGGTGTATCTGTGTGTCTTTAACTTTAAGAAGACCAAGTTGGCGATTTGCAGAAGTCACAGCATTCCTTTCTCAGAGTATCGGGTTTCTCAGGACCTCGTAGGTGTTGGGGGAATCGAACCCCCAAGCGCTTAATAACAAAATTTACTAAACCAAAACTATAAAAACACATTTTAACGATGAAACAACCGGCTGAGAACCTTTCTTGAGCTTGCGCTAACCGTTACACCCATATCTTTATAATTCAATCTTTTTCTTGAATCTCTTTCTCGGTTTCGTAGCGCAGTGGGTGGACGCCTTAGCGGAAATTTCATCTTCACTGACTTTCTTGTATTTTCTTGCATATTTTTCCAAGTCCTCAATTAGATAATAGCTTGTGCAATTTTTACCTTCACCAGATTTATAGACTGGAATTTTGCCTGCACTGGCAAGGTTGTACAGATGACTTAATGATAAGCCCAACCATGCCGCAGCTTCATTATGGTTTAATCTGTCCCTTATCGGAAGATTTCCTCTGTCTAACTTTTCCTTCATTCCTATGATGAGCTGCTCCATTTTCTCGAGTCTGCTCATGATGTCCGAATATTCCTGTCCTGCCATAATA